CGCCCAACAACATTTGTGCGCATGGTCTTGACTGCTCCGTTTGCTATCGGTACGCCCATGTATAAATCACGGGACCGCTGCCGTAATACAGAAATGTTGTCTTCTATGTCCTCACGGTGCGACCCTCCGGCAAATAACCATCCTGCAAGTGATTTCTTTGTCAAGTTTGCGCCGTAATTGCTGTAACCGCTGTTTAATATCTGCATTTTCTGCCGTGCAGCTGCCCTTTTCAGCCCTGCTTCCGGCGCAACCGTGGCAATGGCTTTGTCAATTACTGCTGCAATGCCCACACTTTTTCACCTCCAGTCTGGCTTCATGCAATAAAAAAGCACCTTTTCCGGGTGCTTTTTCGTGTCTGCCTACTTTTTCACGCTACAATTTTATACTGTTTTTTAGGGAAATAGGGGGAAATAAAACCGTAAAAAGGGAAATTGCGGGAAATATTTTGCCTATAAATCACGGGGAACGGCTCTGTATGCTCTGTTTCTGCCGCCGTATTTTGCAATATTTTCAAGTTCCGCAACCTTGTTATTCCAGTAATCAATGGTTTTTCTGATTTCTTCAAGGTCTGCTTTTGTCATAACCCTGCTACCGATTGTATATGACTGGGCGTTTGTAACTGCAATTTCCGCTTCCAGCCATGCGTCAAGGTGTCTTTTTGCTGTTTCCAGCGTAATTCCTGCCATTAGCTTATACCTCCATTTCTTCTTTTTCGCCCGCCTTTTCTCTTTGCTGGCGTTTTTGCCTTTTCTGCCCCGTCTTCCGGCTTTTTCAACGGCAGCCCGGATATTTCAATGGCTGCTGTTGCATAGTTCCGGCAGTCAAGGGCTTCATTTCTTCTGTGTTCGCCCCGGTCTTTCAGTTCCCATGCAAAATATGGTCTTCCCATCTTGTAGCGCATTACCTTTTTTTCGGATGTAAGCCCCTTGAAATACTTTTCATCATATCCCCTGCCGTCTTCCCTCGGAAAATGGCAAAATCCGGGTCCCGGCTCTGGCAGCTTCAATCTGTCCATTAGCCAACTTTTCCCGGTGTCAACTCCGATTGTAAATAAATAGGCTTGTTCACGGTTGTTCTTTGTCGGCTTCTGGATGTACGCCGCCGCACTGTCGTTGCTTCCCTTGATTGCAAATATGCGCCGATTGAAGCGGGCTTTGCAGAATTTATATACTTGGTTCGTCCTATGCCCGCCGCTGTCCATGCAAGTGACAATGATTTTCAGCTTGCTTCCATCCGGCTTTGTGAATGACTGCGACAAGAAAGCGTCCAGATTATCCCATACCGGGTCTTGCATATTACCAGTGTCACCGTATAAAGCCGCAAACCTTATGCCCCAGCTTTCATATTCCGGACCCCAGCCGACAACCTCAACTTCAAATCTATCATCCTGCGTATCAACCCCGGCTGTCAGATATAACACCGCTGCTGGGACTTCGCAGTTGTAATTCTCACGGCGTTTAATCAGTTCTTCATCTTCTATCGTTTCCCCGTCTTCTTCCCATGTCTGCCCCATTTCCGTATTAGTCCAGACTTTCATTAGTTCCACATTGCCTTTTTTTACTTCTTCGTTGGCAACAAGAAACTTTTCCACAACCTCCCGCCATGTGGTCAGCGTTGAAGCAAGCGTGTTCAAATGAAAGCCTTTGACCGGGTTTGCCGGGTCTTCGTGAACAAATCTGCCGTCAATAAACTTTTCTTTCCACTCTGCTTCACTGGAAATCGTGCCGCACTTGCTGCATACATAGTTTATTTCATTCAGATTGTCTTTATCAAATATCACGCCGGACCATACCAGCGGTTGCAGTTCACCGCAGCACGGGCAAGGCGTGTTCCATTCCCCCTTGCTGCTGTGTTCATACTCCACTTCAATTCTGGAAGCCCCTTTTATTGTCGGCGTTGATATGCTTACTTGCTTTTTGTTCCAGTAGGTTGTTTGCCTTTTCGTGGCAAGCATTAGCGGGTCCCCCTCGCTTCCTGCGCTTGCCGGGTAGCCGTCTATTTCATCCGCAAGCAATATCCGCACTGTATGGCTGCGCAGTCCCGTTGGGCTGTTTGCCCCTGCAATCGTCACAAAGCCGCCCGGAAATATCTTTTGCATGATTGTATTTCCGCTGTTTCGTGACTTTTCGTTGATACGCTCTGCAATAACTGGTGTGTCCCTTATCATTGGTGACAGTTTTTCTTTTGAAAACTTTTCTGCCATATCTATTGTGGGCTGTATCACCATGATTGGTGACGGGTCATAATGCACATAATACCCAATGGGGTTCAGCACCATTGCGTCAGTCTTTCCGACTTGTGCCGCAGACATAATCACAACTTTTCTGATTGCAATATCTGTTATTGCGTCCATGATTTCTTTCTGGTACGGTGCTTTGGATGTGCGCCAGCGTCCCGGCTCTGCGGAAGACCCGGCAGAAAGTCTGCGGAATGTGTCTGCCCACTCCGAAAGTGTCAAATCTGGCGGTGGCTTCAACACCGCAAATATTTTCCTAAACAGTCTTTTTGTCTTCGCTTCCATCTTCCGTCACATCCTCAATAAATATTTTGTCAAAGTCTGCCAGTTCTTCCAGTGCTTCATCAATAGCCGCCTTTAGGATATTAAAGATTTCGGCTTTGTCCTTTTTCTTTGATAATATAGGGCTTAATTTCGCTGGTATCGCCATCAATCTTGTGCGGAAGTTTACAAGTGTATCTGTCATTACCTTTTCAACATCTTCTGCGCTGTGTACCTCCTTTTTCCGCAGCTTCAATTCAAGTTCTTGGCTTTCTCTTTTTGCCCGCACCAGCTTTGCTCGTTCCGTGTTGTAATCAATGCTGGCTTCCGTTGGGCTGTTTGCTCTCAAATAGTTAATGTATTCATGTGTAACTGTCTGCAAGCTATACAACCCCGGCTTGTATTCACTTATAACTTTTTCTTTGCGCAGCTGCCGCACCCGGCTTTCTGATAGGTCCAGCCACGCTGCCACCGCCTTTGTGGTGTATAGCTTCAAAAACCACACCCCCTTTTTTATTTTCCGGGCGTTTCCGCAAGTCGTTTTTTTCGTTTCATACCTAAACAAGCGGCGGGCGTCACCGTACCCGCACCCCGTCCACATTCATGACAGAACCTACCCCGGCAGCCCGTCCACGCCGTCCGCTTCGTCTTCGTCCAGTTCGTCCGGGTCAATCTCTATTTCACCAGTTATGCGCTGTCTTGTCAGTTCAAGTCTGCGTTCTTCCAGCTGCAAGCGTCTGTCTTCCATCTCATACGCCTTGATACTGTCCAGCTGTTTGATGATACGCCCATGCAACTTGTTCAACTCTGCTTCCACTTTCATTGCTCTGTCAAAAGGGCTTGACTTGATGATTGATTTCATAGCCGTTTTGAATTGCTCTGTACTTCCTGCCCCTGCTTCCGGGTCAGTCGCTTGCCCTGCTTCAATGCCCGTGTCTTGTTCGCTCTGCTTATCCTCCACGCTCTTTGGTACAATCATGTGTACTATTTTATCCGTGTAAAATGGCTGGGCTTTCTCCGGGTTTTCGTACTCGGACAATAAGCCCTCTAAATATGCCTTGCGCACATATAGGGCTTGTAGTTCTTCCATCATCTTTGGCATTGCTTCCGCTTCCGTCATTGCCCGGATTTCTGCCGCCTTTTCCTGCGGTATGTCCTCAATGCCAGCTTGCGCAAACGCACCATGTGTCACGGCGTTTTTGTTCCCATTTTTTGCCGGGGTTTTCCCTGCCGCATTTTTATTGCCTTTTTGTCCACCCCTTTTTTTAGGCTTCTTTTTCAAGGCTTCTTCCCACTTGTCTTCTGATTTCCATTTTCTTATCCGGCTTTCATTCACTCCGGCAGCTTTTGCCAGTTCTGCGGTGCTGATTTCGCCGCCAGCTTCAATGTATCGCTGCAAGGATAAATCCCGCTCTGGGTTTCTCGGTCTTCCCATCCCCGCTTCACCTCTTTTCGTTCGTTTTCATTCTTTCCACTTCGCCTTGTTTCCGTAAGTATAAATATTTTGGGGCTTTGTAAATTCCGCAAATATCGCCCGCCCCAGTCTCCAAACAACGCATTGTAAAGGGGTTTTTGCCCCTTTTGAGTATAGCAAAATATTGTGTGCAATGGTGGGCAAAGATTTTTCACGCTATCTTCTTAAATCCCTTTATTGCGGCGTTATTTTCAAACCGTTCTGCCAGCTTGTCAACGGCTGTGTCACGGATGTTTTTACACTGGCGGTCTGAATAGTGTATGCGCTCCGCTACTTGCTCCCATTTCATGCCGTAGATGTAATAGTCAAAAATCACGGTCTTTTCTTTCAGTTTCAGCCGGGAAACTTCCTGCAATATCTGGCTTTTCAGCCTTTGCAGCGTTTCTATGCGTTCCGCATAGTCTTTCATTATCTCCCGCACATAGTCCGGGATATTCATTGCGGCATTTTCCACAATGCGTGATATGTGGTTTTTGCCGTGCGGCATACCGTCACTAACGATTGCACCCATAGTGTTGTAATACTGATTTTCATAATCGGTCAATGTGCGTCTGTAAAACGCAATTTCCCCGTCAATTTCTTTGTAGTAGTCCAGAATTTCAATGACCTTTTCTTTGTCCATTGCTTTTTACCCTCCATTGCGTTGTTTATTATTTGCCGTCTTTCCAGCTGTCAACAATCTGCTTTGCTATCCTCCCTTTGTCTGCTGGTACGGAACGCCCCGCAGTTTCTTTCCGCAGAACGGGCAGAAAATCATTTTGTTGTCTTCCGGGCTTCCGTCTTCCAGCCAGAAAGCGTTGTTGCAATCTGTAAACCATGCACCGCTGTTCCAGTCTTCCTGCTGCCAGCGGCAGCGTTCTTCATTCCCCATGCTTTTTACCTCTTATGCTGTTTCATTCAAAATAATCTTTCTGAATATGCTTTCAAAAATCGGAACGGCAATGCTGTTTCCGGCTTGTTTGTATAACGCCATGTAATACCGCCCGGAACGCTCCTGCACTCCCTTTGCCCGTTTATAATCTTCGTCAGTGTAGCCCTGCAACCTCCAACACTCTAATTCCGTCAAGTATCTGTAACGCCCGTTTCCGCAGTCAATCACTTGTGCTGGCGTTCTGTCCTGCCGTGTCGTGATTGTATATGCAAATTCCTTGATAACCGTTGCCCGCTTTATCCCGGTATGTCCTATCACATTGTAAACACTGGGCTGTGTCACATCATAAACTGGTGGGACCGTTTCGTTGTCCAGAAGAAATTCTGTAATGTCTTTCATTGGCGTTGTTATCAAATCGTCAAAGCAGAATTGTTCACCGTCCAGCACGGATATTGTGAAAACTCTTTCACGGGCTTGTGGCAATCCAAAATCCCTTGCGTCAAGTATCTTGTATGCGTTTTTGTAGCCCAGCTTTTCCATTTCGGACAAATAGCGGTTAAAGTTTGCTATCATGTGTTTTGATAACACATTCTTGACATTCTCCCAGATAACAAAGCGTGGTTTCCATTCTCCCATATTCTGTATGATGTGTATTGTTTCCCACATCAGACTTGACCTTGTTTCGCTTCCTTCGTCTGCACCCTTTTGGTGTCCGGCAATGCTGAAATCTTGACAAGGGCTGCCATGTATTAAAATATCCGGCTTCAAGTTCCATCCGACAACGCTTTGTGTCTTGTACTGCAATTCTTCTGCAAACATTGCGTTGTAGGTGCGCACCGCCTTTTCGTCTATCTCCACATAGTCAATGGCTTTTGTCGGTATGTTCAAATTTCGCAATGCGCACCGTGGGGACCCTATGCCGCCAAACAGTTCTAATATTTGTACCATCTATCAATCACGCTCCCGGTTGTAATGTTGGCTGGTCTGCATACTGCCCCGCTGCTTCTTCAAGCGGTGTCCAGCTTATAAGCTGAAAGCCTAAAATGCAGTAATCATCATCAAGCCCCGTCCAGTCTTCCCAGATATATGACACTTTGATTTCAAGCGTGCGCCCGGTTGCTTTTCCGTCCGCATATTCCGGCAATGTCAGTTCTTCGCCCAGCTTGTATCCATCCTTTTTCAGAAGTAAGAAAGAAAGTGCGCCGCTTGTTATTTCCTTGTATCTGCTGGCTGCCAGTCTGATTTCCTCATGCTGCTTTTCTGCGGGACCTGCCGCCATTTTCGCTTCCTGCTGCTGTTCATGCAGCTTCTTTCTTGTTTCAGCGTCAATCTTTGCTTGTTCTTCTTTGCAACGCTGTTCATCCGTCTTGTATGCTTCTTTCTTGTCCACATAGGCATTGCAGCTGGTGACGGTTGATTTCTTGTCGTGGCAGTCTTCATATTTCGTGCAGCTGTAACAAAGAGAAGTCATTGTTTCTGGCTGCGGGTCAACATATTCTGCCCCGTCTGCGCTCCCTGCGCCCTCTGTGGCGGCTTCTTCTGCTTCTGTGGTCACTTCTTCGCCCTGCTGCATTTCTTCCGCTTCTGCGGCTTCCTGCGTGGCTTCCTGCGTGTCCTGCTGCCCCGCCAGACTTTCAATGGACTGTTGCCCCGGAATTTGCCTTGCGTCTTCCTGCTGCTTCTTCAATGTCTTAATGTCCGGCAGCGTTAATGTGTTTTCGTTGTTTCTGTATATCTCCAACGCCCGCAGCTGCCATTCCTTATCCATCCCGGACACTTCATAAATGATTGACACGCCGATTTTGCCAGCCTTAAACTCTGCCATTAGTTCCGGGGTCAGATTGTTGCTGATTGCCTTATATCTTCCCAGCTGCGCCGGGGAAGCGTCCACAATCTCTGAAAGCAAATCACGGGTGCGCCCCGGAATGTCCATTTGCTCTTTCAGTTCCATCACCAGTTTTTCCGTTTCAAGTGCTTCTGTCATTTTCTCCCAGTCCGTCTTTTCTCTGAAACGGTTTGTCATAATCAGTGCCAGACGGTCAATGATTGCGTCTTTTGTGGGCTTCACCATGATTGGCACATATCGGAAACGCTCTTTTCCCTCATCCACCAGCTGCATGATTGCAAGCCGTCTTCTGTGTCCGGCAATAATGCGCCGCTTTCCGTCTTCTTCATTCGTCACCAGAAGCGGTTGCAGTATCCCCAGAAGTTCAATGGACTGTTTCAAGTCTTCCACGCTGTCCGTTGAATAGAAATTGTCTTTTGACGGTATCAAATCATAAATATCTGCCGTGCTGGTCAGTGCTTCTGTTGTGGTTTCCTTTTCCGTGTTTTCCGTCACCGCTGCTGCAACTGCTGCCGCTTCCTTTGAACGCTGGTTTAATAACTGTGTCAGATTGAATTTGTTATTGCTTGCCATGCTCTTTCCCTCCTATCCTCTGCAATGTGTCCCATTCGGTCACATTTTCAAATATTCGTCAACAAGTGCTTTATAGTCATACGCTGCGCCACATCTGCTGGAATATTCCAGAATAGGTTTTCTTGCAAATGTGCTGGGCTTCATTTTTGGTGTCTTTCGTATGTGCGTTGCAAATAATGGATATTCAAGCGACTTCAAGAAATCTTCACCCTGCGTGTCCGCTTCGTTGGTGCGGTCATACTGGGTAACAAAGCAGCCGCAGAAGCGCAAGCCGGGGTTTAGGTCTTCCCTTGTGTTGTCAATCTGTTCTTTCAGTTCTGCCAGCCCGTCAATAGCAAAATCA